GATAGAAACAAACGAATATTAAACAAAGAAAAACCTGAAGGTTGGTATAAGCAAGGTGGATACACTCAATTGGATAAGCCTAAAGCGGATAATATGAGAGGAGTTGGTAAGACAAAAGATACTGAAACTCAATTTAGAAAATCATATTACAAAATAAATAATGTAGAAAAAAGTACATTAAATCCAGCTGATGACCCACATAAAGTTGAAGATTGGAAAGAAGTAAAACCTAAAAAAGCAGTGAAAAAACCTAAAAGATTTTGGGAACTTCCTGAAAATCAAAAAGATACAATAATTTCAAAAGAAGATATTAAAGAAATAGTTTCAGATTTTGATAACCTATTGGATGAGATGGGATTAGGTGGTGGAGCTGGTGTAGGTTTAAGTTTACCTGGTGGATATATCAATGGAGCACCTGATAGTGATGATGTTAAGAAGAATAGTAAGAAACTTAACAACAAAGGAATGAGTGGATATGAGGAGATTGATGAAGATAATATTCCCGGTGGCTTAGCAAAAGGTATGACGTTAAATGATATAGCTAAACATCATAATATAAGTCCACAAACATTAAAGAATGAATTTATAAAAGGATATGCGATAGAAAGAGAACATACTACTGATATTAATATAGCAAAAGAGATTGCATTAGACCATTTATACGAAGACCCAAATTATTATAGTAAACTTTCTAAAATAGAAATTCCATATAATGAAGCAACTGCATCCGATATAATAAAAGATTTGGATACAGTAAAAAATGACTTAATTAAAAAAGTTGATGTTCTAATTGCTAAAAAGAAAAAACTTTATTCTAATGTTGATATAGAATCCCCAATGAGTTCTGATGAAAAGAAATTAGATAAGGATATACAATCTATATTTTCACAAATCCAACAATTGATTCAACAAAAAAGAAGTTTGAAGAAAGAAACAGTAAACGAATCATTATTATTGGAAGGTGGTGCTTATGGACATATGAACCATCCATTTGATATTGAAATGAATCTTACATTTGGTGATTTAAAACAAATTGTAGTAAGAGCATTGAATGGCGATTTAGAATTAGCAAGAGAAAAGACTGATGGACAGGCATTGGCAATTAGTTGGGTGAATGGAAGATTAGTTGCTGCAAGAAATAAATCACATTTAAAGAACAAAGGGGAGGGTGCTATGACAATAGGGCAAGTAGCTACTAACTTTGCTAATAGGGGTGCATTAACTGATGCATATACATTTGCAATGAAAGATTTGTCTGCGGCAGTATCTGCATTATCCGAACCACAAAAGAAAAAGATATTCAAAGATGGTGCGTGTTTTATGAATTTGGAAGTAATATATCCTAAGAATGCAAACGTAATTCCATATGGTCAAAACCTTTTAGTATTTCACGGTACGTTTGAATATGATAAAAGTGGTGAGGTAATTGGTGAAAATCAACAAGCTGCAAGTATATTGGCTGGAATGATTAAGCAGGTTAATAAGCATGTACAATCGACATACACAATACAAGGACCACCAATGTTATCATTGCCAAAATCCGAAGAATTGACTAAAAAGCAAGGTAAATATATTTCAATGATAAATAAATTACAATCGGAATATAAATTATCAGATTCAGCGGGCGTAGCCGATTACCATCAAGCATATTGGACCGATTTGGTAAATAAAAATGCAAAAGGTTTGGATGCACAACAAAAAATAGGATTAGTTAAACGATGGGCGTTTGGTGATAAGGGATTTCGTATCGCTACAATACAAGATGCTAAAATAAAAGCATGGGCTGATAATATGGATAAAAAAGACCAAGCTAAGATATCAAAGGAAAACATAATGAAATTTGAGGAGATATTCTTAGGTGTTGGTGCGGATGTATTAGCATTTGCACAATCGGTACTTACGGCAAATCCATCGGATGCAACTAAAAAAATGAGAGCTGAATTAGGTAGTGCTATTAAATCATTAAAAGCAACTGGTACTGCATCTCAATTAGATAAGTTAAAAATAGAATTACAAAGATTAAATTCTTTGGGTGGATTTGATAAAATTGTTCCTAATGAGGGGTTAGTTTTTGTGTATAATGGTAATACATACAAATTAACTGGAGCATTTGCACCTCTTAATCAAATACTTGGTATTTTTAAATTTTCAAGATAATTAATTGTTTTTCGAATTTTGATATACTTATATATACAAATATATCAAACCTAATATGGCAAGAGAATTCAAGAAAAAGTTTATGCATCCAACTCGTAGGAAGTTGGTTGATATGGTAATGCATGGTGCTGAATATGAAAAGGACTCATTTATTTCATTTTCTGGTGCAGATAAAGAAATTGTAAAACGTAAAGTTGGTGAAAAATGGACTGATGAAAATGGTAGGTCTTGGGAACAAACTGAAGGTGGTAGAATAGAATTTTCAGAACTTGGCGATATAATGGCTGAAACAAGAGCTTACTTAGATAAGTTGAATAGTTGTAAATCGGATAATTGTAAAACAATCAAAATAGGTAGAGTTGATAAAAAATTAATATCTAAAACTGGATATTGTTTACATTGTCTTACTATAAGAGAAGCTGAAATAAAGTATGATGGTTTGTGGAATGAGTATGAGGATTATAAGATATATTCTAATATGATTGCATATGGTAACGATGTATTAGCTCAATTTAATCAAGCATATAGAGATGCAAAACAAACTTATGAAGTAGTTCACGAAGATGGTAAAATTGAAACGTGGAGTATGGAGAGAGATGTGGAAGAACTTAAAGCAGAAATCCTTTTAGAGATTGTTAAATTTGAAGGTGAGATTGAACAGGCTACTAAATTAAGAAATACGGCTTACGAAAAATTAAAAGATAAAAATTACGATTTAGTAAGACCTCTTAACGATTAATATGAGTACTGGTATAACACAAAAAAAGTCCTTAAAGGAAATAATAGCTGATGAATACAAAAAGTGCGCGGTAGACCCGATTCACTTTATGAAAAAATATTGTATGATTCAGCATCCGGTGAGAGGTAAGATACCTTTTCAACTTTTCCCATTTCAGGAAAAAACTTTAACTGAATTTGCTGCTAATCGTTTTAATATAGTATTAAAATCACGTCAAACTGGTATTTCTACTCTTTGTGCCGGTTTTGCACTTTGGAAAATGTTATTTAATAGTGATTTTAACGTATTGGTTATTGCAACCAAACAAGATGTGGCAAAGAACTTAGTAACCAAAGTAAGAGTAATGCATGAATTATTACCTAGTTGGTTAAAAGGTGGTTCTTTAGAAGATAATAAACTTTCACTTCGTTTACACAATGGGTCTCAAATTAAAGCAATTGCATCTTCACCAGATGCAGGACGTTCCGAAGCCTTATCACTTCTAATATTTGATGAGGCCGCTTTCATTGATGATATCGATGAGATTTGGGTGGCTGCACAATCTACTCTTTCAACGGGTGGTGCGTGTGTTGCATTATCTACTCCGAATGGTGTGGGTAACTGGTTTCATAAAACTTGGTTAGGAGCAGAAGATGGTACAAATCCATTTAGTACAATTAGATTACATTGGACGGTTCATCCTGAAAGAGACCAAAAATGGAGAGATGAGCAAGAGAAATTATTAGGAGCAAAAAAAGCAGCACAAGAGTGTGATTGTGATTTTGTATCTTCAGGTGATACCGTTATTGATCCTGAACTTCTTATGTTTTATAAAGAAACATATTGTAAAGACCCAATTGAAAAGACTGGATTCGATGGAAACCTTTGGAGATGGGAATACCCATCGGCAAATGGTTCTTATATGGTTGTAGCGGACGTTGCCAGAGGTGATGGTAGTGACTATTCTGCATGTCATGTAATAGATGTAACTAATGCAACTCAAGTAGCCGAATATAAAGGTAAAGTTGATACAAAAGATTTTGGAAATTTCTTAGTTAATCTTTCAACCGAATATAATGATGCATTACTTGTTGTAGAGAACTCAAACATTGGTTGGGCGTGTATCCAACAATGTATAGATAGAGATTATAAAAACTTATTCTATATGAGTAAGGATTTAAAATATGTAGATGTTGAACATCAGATGAAAAACAAATACCGAGCAGACGAAAAACAAATGGTAGCGGGATTTTCAACAACTTCTAAAACCCGTCCACTTATTATTTCTAAATTGGATGAATATTTCAGAGAGAAAGCAGTAACTATTCGTTCCAATCGTTTAATAGATGAATTGTTTACATTTATATTTATGAATGGTAGAGCGGAAGCTATGAAAAGTTATAATGATGACTTAACAATGGCATTGTGTATTGGGTTGTGGGTTAGAGATACTGCACTTCGTTTAAGACAGGAAGGAATAGACCTTACTAAAAGAACTTTAGGTGGTATAAGTTCCAATCAACAATACGAAGGAGTATATGGTGGAAACAATATGGATGATAACCCTTGGAAAATGAAAATTGGAGATGATATTGAAGACCTAACACAATGGTTGTAAAAAAATGTAGTGTTTTGACAATTTACGATATTTATGGTATATGTCAAAATAAAGTAAATTAAAATGATTAGACTTAAAAATATCTTAAACGAAGATGAGTATGTAGATAACGCATATTCTTTGGGAGATACTCCACAAGACAATCCAATTGATGATTATGATGAATTGGATGTTGAGCAAGAAGATATGGATGATTTCATAAACTTCTTAAAAGGGTATTCAACTCAATTAGAAGAAGCAAATTGTAATTGTGTTTATGAAGCCGAATATCAAGGTAGAGAAGTTAAATTAGGTAAACCAACACAAGGTGATGTTAAGAAGTTTAAGGTATATGTTAAAAATCCAAAAACAGGCAAAGTAATTAAGGTAAATTTTGGACAAAAAGGAATGGTAATTAAAAAAGATAATCCTGCTGCTAGAAAATCATTTAGAGCAAGAATGAATTGTGATAATCCAGGCCCTAGAACAAAAGCAAACTACTGGAGCTGTAGAAAATGGTAAAATAAATTATGGCAGACGAACAACAATTAGATGACAGAAGTTTTTTTGGTAGGTTAAAGAAATTATTTTCAACAAACGCAATTGTAACCGTTGATAAAGATGGTAAGCGTAAAGTTGTAGATACTGAAGAACGCCAATCAAGCACAAACTTTGTAAATCTTAAAGATAGATATACTAAGTTACAAAGGTCTTATTATGAAAATAATCAAGGAGCCCAATCAATGGCATATCATCAAGTTCGTAGAGAACTTTTTAGAGATTACGATGCTATGGATTCAGACCCAATCATTGGTTCAGCTCTTGATATATACGCAGATGAATCCACAACTAAAAATGAATATGGTGATGTTCTTCAAATTAAATCTACAAATGAAAATGTAAGAGATATGTTACATAATTTATTCTATGATATAATGAACATAGAATTCAATTTGTGGCCTTGGATTAGAAATTTAGTAAAATACGGTGATGCTTTTATCGCATTAGAAATTATGCCTGGTAAAGGTATTATTAATGTCGCTCCACATTCAATCTATAATGTAGAAAGATTGGAAGGTAGTGACCCTAATAATCCCGATTATGTAAAGTATAAGGTTGAAATGGACCGTTTTGGTAAAAAAGAATATGAGCAGTATGAAATGGCTCACTTTAGAATGTTATCCGATACAAACTTTCTTCCATATGGTAAATCAATGGTAGAGGGAGCTAGAAGAATTTGGAAACAATTATCTTTAATGGAAGATGCGATGTTAATCCATCGTATTATGAGAGCACCTGAAAAGAGAGTATTTAAAATTGATATAGGTAATATTCCACCACAAGAAGTTGATAACTATATGCAGAAGATTATTAATAAAATGAAAAAAACTCCATTTGTTAATAAAGATACTGGTGATTATAATTTAAAATACAATATACAAAACCTTACTGAAGATTTTTTCTTACCTGTACGTGGTAGTGATAGTGGAACAACTATTGATAACTTAGCAGGATTAGAATATGCAGCAATTGAAGATATTGATTACTTAAAGAATAAATTATTTGCAGCATTAAGAGTACCAAAGGCTTACTTATCTTATGATGAGAACGTTAATGGTAAAGCTACTTTAGCGGCAGAAGATGTTCGTTTTGCTAGAACTATCGAAAGAATTCAAAGAACAGTTGTTAGTGAATTAACTAAAATAGCAATTGTACATTTAGCAGCTCAAGGTATCGATGATTCTGAAATGACTAATTTTGAATTAACTTTAACTAATGCATCTACAATCTATGAGCAAGAGAAGGTTAATTTGTGGTCTGAAAAAGTAAGATTGGCATCCGATGTAAAAGCACTTAATATGTTATCTTCAGATTGGGCTTATCATAATGTATTTGGATTATCCGAAGATGAGGTGGATATGGAAAGAGCTAAAGTAGTGTTAGACCTTAAAGATAGATTTAGACATAATTCAATTGAACAACAAGGACAAGACCCAGCAAATCCACCAGAACAACAAAATGTGGAAGAAGAAATCAGTAAATTAAAAACTGAAATCGAATTAAACAGAGGAATTGGTAGACCTAAAGAAGGTAATACTTATGGTAAAGATAAACACCCATATGGTAGAGACCCATTGGGTAATAAAGAAAATGAGAAAGAGAGAAAAAGAGAGGATAGAGTATTAAATACAAACGCTAAGAAGCTAGCAAGAGAATATATAAACGGAATTTCATCAAAAAAACAAGTTTTAATTGAAAAAGCGGGTATGCTTGATGAAAAAAATCTATTAGATGATACTAAAATTTAATAAAGAAAAATTTGTTTATATTTATATGTGTTAGTTTATAGGGTAGAATAAATATAGGGTAAGTAAATGAAAAAAATAAAACATTCCAAATTTAAGAATACTGGAGTGTTATTTGAATTATTAGTAAGACAAATAACATTGGAAGTACTTAATGGCGACAAAACTGAAAATGCAAAGAATATCTTAAAAGAATTCTTTTCTCCGAATACGGAGTTAAATAAAGAATTACGTCTTTATGATATATTGTTAAAAGAAAAGTATAGTTCTGAAACAAAAGCAGATAGATTAGTAGAAACCGTATGTGATGCTCATAATAAGCTAAACCACGTTACACTTTCTAAAGAAAAATTCAATCTTATCAAAGAAATTTCAGAAAAATTTGAAATTGAACAATTTCTAGCATCTCCTATTTCTAATTATAAAACATTAGCATCTATATATAAAGTATTTGAATCCAAAAGAGCAGATGGATATGATATTAAAGATATATTTAATTCAAAGATTACCCTAATCGAAAACATTACATCAAAGCCCGCACAAAAAATTCAACCAACTGACGAAAAAAAGTTGATTGAAACTTATAAACAACAAGATAAAGACCTTAGATTACTTACCTATAAGATTCTAGTGGAAACTTTTAACAAAAAATATACAAATTTAGATGATTCTCAAAAGAATTTGTTGAAAGAGTATATAAATAACATTTCAAATACTACCAAATTCATAGATTATATTGGAAAAGAATTACCAAACATAATTGCAGAATTAAATGGTATTAAATCAAAACTAAAAGATAGAGTTACACAAATTAAATTATCAGAAACTATTTCCCTTTTAGAAAAAATGAAAATTGGAAAAACTGTATCTGATTCTCAAGTTTCATCTATTATGCTTTCTTATGAGCTAATTAAAGAACTTAAATCTAAAGTAAAATAATGGAAGCAAGATTAAAAGAAGCAATTCGTAAATACGTTAGAGAAAGAAACATTCAAAAAACTTTGGATGAAATGTCTGTAACGGCTAATGTTGCTGGATATGATACTCCAAACGCATTTTCTAAACCAGGTCAAACTGCTAAGAAAAATAATAGATTAGCTAAAATAACTGGTGGTGAGGTTGTGGATGATTTAGAGGAAGCAAAGATATTAAATCTAAAGCAAGAAAAAGAAAAACCAACAGCAGCTAAAAAAGATCCAGGTGCAGAAATTGCAGTTATTAGTGGTATGGAATTAGCTGAAAAAAATCTACATTTGGCCGAAAATCGTTGGTTAGATATTAAAAACGGAGATGCATCCCCTAAAGCTAAAATGAGTAAAGGTGTGACAAGCATCAAACAACAATTGGGTGAAGTAGAGAAATTTGTTAACTGGTATTCTAAAATAAAGAATGAGAATGGAGTTAAGAGAGATGATTACTATAAAAGAACACACAAAAGTTTACATAAAATCAAAGAAAGGTTAATGAATCTTTCAGAAAAAATAAGAACACTATAACTATGAACGCATCAATTACAAAATCAAGACTAAAAGAATTAGTTAAAGAAGTAATGGTAGAAGAAAACGAATATCAGGCGTTTTTTGCTAAAGCTTTAGAAAAAGCAGGTAAAGGTATTAATGACATGTCTGATGAAGAAAAGAAAGCATTCTTTAATAAAGTAGATTCTGCATGGAATGGTAAAGGCGAAAAGAATGAATCAGTAAGTGAAGATATTTCAGCAGAGTTACCAAAAGCGGTAATCCCATCAGCTGTTAAACAAAAATTAGAATTAGCAATTGATAAAATCAAAGATGCTAAATTAAACCCTACTCAAAAATTACAATTGGTAGCACAGGTAGTTGATAGTTTAGGTATTGATAAAACTCAATTAGGTACTATTGCTAATAAGATTAGAAGCAAAATGGAATCAAAGAAATAAGAATATATAATGAAAGGACTTTTAATAGAAACAAAATTATTTGAGGCTAAGGTGCAAGAAGATGAAGGTGGAAGAACCCTTGTTAAAGGTGTCTTACAAAGAGCTGGTGCCGAAAACCAAAATGGTAGAGTTTATCCAAAGCCTATATTAGAAAGAGAAGCTAAGAAATACGAAACGTTCATTAAAGAGCGTAGAGCATTGGGTGAATTAGACCATCCGGATTCTACTGTAATCAACTTAAAGAATGTTTCACACAATATTAAAGAAATATGGTGGGATGGTGATGATTTATGTGGAACCGTTGAAGTTTTATCCACTCCATCTGGCAATATACTTAAAGAACTACTAAAAGCTGGTATCCTATTGGGTATTTCATCAAGAGGTATGGGTTCAACTAAACCTTTGAGTGGAAATAAAGTAGAAGTGGCCGAAGATTTTGAATTGATTGGTTGGGATTTTGTTTCAAACCCATCAACACATGGTGCATTTATGGTGCCAGTAAATGAATCGGTAAATAGAGGTTTACAACAAATAGGAACTGATGTTTGTGGTGAGTACTGCAAAGCACAGGATTTAATGAGAGAAATAATAATTGAAATAGCATAATAATGGCAAAGAACTTTGATATATACGATTTCGTACACAACAATAAGATAACCTTAAAAGTTGATAGTAATAAAGGAACTACTGTGCATAAAGCATACAATGATATCCGTAAAACTAACTTGAAAGAAGTAAAGATAGTAAATGGTAAATTCAGCTTAGCTGAAAACTTAGAAGATAGAAAATTATCAAACGAAGTTAAAAAACACTTCTTAGAAATCATTTCTACTTACAATACTTTCCAAGACCAAATGAAAAGACAATCTGATATGACTGAGGTTGCAAACACATTAGGTGCTATCGTTGAGGCTGCAAAAGAAATGACCCTAAGAGAAAGTGGTGATTGGTTTGATGCAGTGACTGTAAAAAGAAATATGCAGGAATTGGATAAAATGGGTAAATCATTTGATAAGTTCGCTGTTGAAGCAAAACAAATGGATGAAAGATTACATTCTTTATATGAAGATATGGGTCACATCTTAAATCGTTACTATGAGATTGCAGATATCCCTACGGATACAATGCACGAAAGGTTGGGAAATAAAAAGAAATAATTATGATTCGTTTAGGAGGATTGGTATCACAAAAAGCATTTGGTAAATTTGAAATGGGTAAAGTAATTTCTAATCCATTTGCAAACGCATTCGTTAATGAAGCTGAAGGTGAAGACCACGAAGTTTCTATGGCAAACAATTCAATAGATACCATTATTAAGATGGCAACTGAATTGAAAGCTAAAATGGGTGAGGATGAAAAACAAATCCCAGCTTGGATTCAAGACCATATAGCTAAAGCAGAAAACTTAATTTCTCAAGCATCTGGAAACTATCACGAATATGGTGATTCAAACGAAAGTGTAGTAAATGAAGATAATACAGCATTTGAAACATTAATGTTAATTAGAAATTTAGAACAAACAAATAAACTATTAGCACAAGACCTTAAAACAAGCAAACGATTACCTAACGATAAAAAAGAAAATATCAAAAAATCTATTGTAGTAAATCAAGGTTTAATAAATTACTATAAAGAAACCTATAAAAATCTTAAAAATAACGAATCAGTAAACGAAGCGGCACCTTGTTGGAAAGGATATAAGCAAGTTGGTATGAAAGATAAGGGTGGTAGACAAGTTCCAAACTGTGTGCCTAATGAATCAGTAGTAAACGAAGCACCAATTCCTATCAAAGATGGTAAATATCATTTTTATTATAAAGATGGTGTAGGATATTTAGAATTTAATGGTAAAAAAATATCTTCGGGTGATTATGATATGGAAGATGGTAGTAATTCATATTGGATGAGTCATTCTTCTTTTAAAGGAAGTCAAAAAGCATTTAAAACTGGTAAAGATATAGTAAACTATTTTAAATCAAAAAAAATTACAACCGAATCGGTAAACGAAGCATCAAATACTGGAGAAAAAATACAAAATTTAAATAATAGAATTAAAGTATTAAGAGATAAAATATCTGCAACCAAATCACCAGAACAAAAGAAATTACATAGTGATAGATTAAAAAACGCATTACAATCACTTTCTAATATTAAGAAAGATTTTGGAATTAAAAAAGAAGCAAGTGGTAGAGTTCCACAAATATTTTTAAAAACAGGCGCAGTTGAAAAGAAGATTAAAGAATTAATGGCTGATAGAAAAAAAGCAGTAGTTCCTTATAATAGTGAGAAAGACCCTACGAAAAAAGAAAGTTTAAAACAAATCCTTATTAAACTAACTAAACAAATTCAAGGGTATGAAAAGAATTTAATTCAATTGAGAGATAAAGAAGAAGAATATATACAACAAATGAATGCAGATGCACAATTAGATGTATCGGCAATAGATTAAAAAATATAAATAAAAGCTTGGTTATTCCAAGCTTTTTTCGTATCTTTATATATGATTAAGCCTTTTTCAATTTTAGACACTCGTTCTAAAGAGTGGCAAGAACGTAAAAGATGGTGGATTAACACCTATAATATCCAATCGGAATTAGGTAGAGAAGATACCGAATCAAGAGCACGTTTTTGGGAAGATAATACCGTTTCTATATTTGATGCCACACTTTGTGAAAAGATGTACGAATGGTTTTGTCCAAAAGAAGGTAGAGTATTAGACCCTTTTGCCGGTGGTAGTGTTAGGGGTATAGTTGCAACTGAAATGGGATTTATCTATAATGGTATTGACCTTTCCGATGAGCAAATAGAAGCAAATAAAAAACAATCGGATAAACCCAATTGGATTACTGGTGATAGTGAGTGGGTTATTGATTCAATATACGATAAAACACAGGATTTTGTATTTACTTGTCCACCGTATTATGATTTAGAAAAATATACCGATAATCCTGCAGACCTATCAAATATGAATGCAGATTCATTTGATAAAAAATATTATTCAATTCTTAAAAAAGCTGCAGCAAAATTAAAAGATAATCGTTTCTTTGCAGTTGTAGTATCTGAAGTAAGAGAACAATCGGTAACCGGAAATTACAAAATTGGTAAGTACAAAGGATTGGTTTGGAAAACAATTAGAGCATGTGAGGAAGCTGGACTACACTTCTATAACGATATGATTTTATTTAACTCACAACATCAGGCTGCTAGAGTAGTTGATACATACTTTAAAAGAAATCGTAAGATAGCATCGGTTCATCAAAACATATTAGTATTTGTAAAAGGAAACCCTGATATTGCTGCTGAAGATATTGAATGGGATGGGACTTATGAATGTATCGTAGATGGTATAGAATACAAATCATTTAGAGAAGCGGCGATTTCAATAAACCCAAATGAATTAGTAGCTACTGAAGTCCAAAGAAGATGCCGTTCAACTAAATCTAAATATAAAGAGTGGCAAATCATTGGTGAGGAAACAAAGCCGGATATTAAATACGAAGTTGATGGAATTCCTTTTGAGAATCCAAAACAAGTATCGGATAAATTAGGAATATCTGAATCTGATGCAAGAAATTATTTTGAATCAAATAATCCTGTATATCGTCATTGGAAAAAAGTAAATCGCAATGATATTAGTTATGATGATATGTTTGATGAACAAACTTATTCAAAGATACAATTACAACTTCCAATTATAGAATGCGAAGGTGTTCAATTTTATTCAATGATAGATGCGGCCAATCACTTTGGTTGTTCAGATGAGCGTATTCGTCAAAAGCTCAAATCAGAAAAACATACTGATTACATTTATTTATTCTAAAGAATTTTTTAGAAAATTACGTTTTTATATATTTTATTATATTTATTGATACAATAACCTATTTCATATAGGTTTTTACATTGGTAATGAATACTCTCCTATATGAGCAGTGACCAAAAAGCCAATAAAAACATTCTATTTAAGCTTACAATACAATAGCTTAAGAAATCCGATAAATAAGGAAAACAAATGGCAAGTTCAAAATTGTTGAAAGAAGCAATTGCTGATGCTAAAGCTGTACGTGAAACTGCTATCGCTAACGCTAAAATCGCAT